ACTAATTTGTATATCGTCACTCATTGTCTATCCTCCATTTTAATTATTTCTGTAAACTTCACTATATAATTCTTTACCTAGAATTAATAATGCACCTATTTTACTATTTAATTTAGTATAAGGATCAATACCCGTTAAATTAAAACATTCAGCTTGGTATTCAAAATTCGCATTTTCTACAAATTCATCATTTATGGTATCTATATAACAATTTTTAAGTCTTTCAAATTCTCTTATAACTGTACCTTTTAACCAGTCCCAATTCTCAATTTTATTATTTTTGCTTAGATTGTCATTTAAAAACTTTATTCTATTTTTAATTAACTGATCTAATTGATTATAATAATGATTGTAAATTTGCTTTTCTATTTTTTTTCTATCCATTGTCTATCCTCCGTTATGTATATATTAACATAAGTTTATATTTTTTCGAAATTATCAAGATATGTTTTACCACTCTTATATTCTGTAATATAAAACTTGTAAGTTTTATTTTGCATATTATAAGAAATTTTATAATTTAACATATCGTCACTTCTAGTTCTAGTGACTCCGTTATCTGTATAAATCATATAATTAGGGTTACCATTAAAGCTATTATTTAGCCTTTTTAAACCTGTTACCCTTGCCGTAATTTCGTGTTTTCTATGTCTACTCATTGCCTTTAACCATCCTTTTAAATGAATTGTGTGTTTTTATAAAACCATGTGTAGTTATTTTATTTTCCATTTTTAATATTATTTTGGCCATAAAATTAAAATAATTATCAACAATTTGATCCCTTTCCTTTTCCGTAAGATCTTCGTTAACACTTCCCATTTTAATTGCTAGTTCTATAATATCGCAATTGTAACAAGGAATATTTATAGCTAGACCACTTAACCAATCAGTCATTGCCTGTTGTTTTCCGTATCGTTTTATATGCCATCCATATTCGTTATAAAACCTGTAAAAAAGATAATTTATTTTATCTTCATCTGTTTTAAAAGGTTTTCTTTCGTGATCCTCCGTTAAAGTTGATAATATATAATCTTGATAATTTTTAGTGTATTTTTTATGGTGTAATTTCATTATAAATGACCTCCCATTATTAAAATTGATATGTAGCAAAGTATAAAAATACTTATTATAGTTTTTATCATTGTTTTATTACCTCCATAACATAATTGCTATTTCTATATTCATGGTTTATTAAATCTGCCTCCATACAGGATCCTGCCATCCCATAAACATCATACGGGATTTTATTTCCTGCAATCTCTTTAGCTTCCCAATTGTCGTCAGTAAATGACACTTCATAAAATGGCTTTTTTGTTTTAATTCCATTTTGAACTATTCTATAAAATTTAACTGTTAACATTTTTTATAACCTCCCTTATATAATCATATAATTTTAATCCTTTATTTTTATATTGATTAAGATTGTCTGATTTATTCATATCATTATAAAAATATTCTATAATCCCTATTTGATATGCTGGTAAATCTAATATATCAATATTAAACTCTTCCCTTATTTCTTTGTGTAATTTATTATTCATATTCTATCCTCCCTTGTGATCGTGTTAGATCTAACTCAAAATTTATTATATATATTCTATTTCTATAACTTGGCCTATTAAATATTTTTTTCTTAACCTAGTTCTTTCTGATCTTAACCTTTGTAAAGCTTTTTTACTATCTTTTCTAGGTTTATCCAAATGCCTTTGTATAGTTTTTTCGATAAATTCCAATCTTCTTAAATCAAACCATTTTTCAGTTTTATAAACTGGATTAAGATCCAACTTAAATCTACCTTTATTTTCCATATTTTTTATCCTCCAATATTATAATAACATACCATATAATATATTGTCAAGTATATTCTAAAATTTATTATTATTTTTTTTCATCAATAAAACTTTAGTATGATATAATTATATAAGATAGATTTATATTATATTTATTAGTAAACAAAATAATTTAATACTTTAGATTAACGGCCGTAATAATCTTGTAAAGAATCTAAAGCAATAATGAAATGTTACTACCAATAAGACTATATATAAAATATAAATTTTTAGATCTAACTCAATTGGATCTTCTTTGAAGTGTAAAAAATATGGTTTACAACACTCACTCACTCACTTTCTAGCAATCAGCAACCAAAACAAATAAATAGTTACTTGTTAGGTACTAGTTACAAGGGGGGTACCACCCAAAACGGCTTGGTCGACTATATATATATGGATTAGTTCCCACAGTGGTAGGGTATTTTGATGTATTAACATAAGTTAAGGTGTTCATTGTTGTTGCATATACAAGATAAATGAGTTAGAATGGTTAATATGATAAGTAGACAGTTAACAGACAAACAAAAAGCTTTTATAGAACACTACTCACAGACAGGAAATGCAACGGCATCTGCAATAAAAGCAGGATATAGCCCTAAAACTGCAGAACAACAGGGATATGAGCTTAAAAACAAGCTATCTAACGAAATTACAGAGCATACTAGGAAGTTAATGGCTAATGCTGCACCTTTGGCCATAGATAAACTTATAAAACTGGTAGAAGATGAGAAAACTACACAGTCTGTTAAGCTAGGTGCTATCAATTCTTTGCTTGACAGAACAGGTTATCAGACAGTTAATAAGATAGAAGATGTAACAAATAAGAAATCAGACGAGGAGCTACAGCAGGAGCTGAATCATTTGTTATCAACCATTAAAGTGGTCACAACTCCTAAAGATGATCTTAACTAATGGACGAATATCTACTAGAAAACTGGCAAGAAAATCACCCAAGTAGTGATGAAGGAGATTATAACTGTCCTTGTTGTGGTTATGCTCTTGATTTATTAGAGAAAGATGAAAACAATTATTATGTATTTTGCTGGAACAAATGCTTATATACTGAGGAAGAATTTTTAAATGAGTTTAGAAAGAGCCGTAGAAATAGCTAAAGAGCTTGAAAGAAGAAAGGCAACTAATAGACTAAAACATTATGAACCTTATAAGTATCAAGTAGATTTTCATAATACAAAAGCATCTCAAAGATTACTTATGGCTGGTAACAGAATAGGTAAATCTTTTTGTGGTGCAGCAGAAATGGCATTTCATTTAACTGGCAAATACCCAGACTGGTGGAAAGGCCGTAAGTTTGACAAACCTATTAGAGCATGGGTAGGTGGTGTGTCAAATGAAACTACTAGAGATGTATGTCAGAAAGAACTTGTAGGTCAACCAGATGATCCTAGTGCCAAAGGTACAGGATCTATACCACTAGATGATATTGGAGAAACAACTAGAAAGCCAGGCGTACCTAATGCAATGAACTCACTTGTTGTTAAACATATTTCAGGGGGGTGGTCCAGACTTGCCTTCAAAGCATATGAAATGGGCAGAGAAAAATGGATGGGTGAGGCAGTAGATGTGGTCTGGCTAGATGAAGAACCACCTACACAAATTTATACACAAGCACTTACTAGAACTGCAGACAGAGGTGGTATTGTATATATGACTTTTACACCAGAATCTGGCATGACAGAAACAGTTGCACAGTTTGTAAATGATCTAAGACCTGGACAAGCATTACTACAAGCTGGTTGGGATGATGCACCTCACATGACAAAAGAGGCAAGAGAACAAATACTTGCTGCATTACCACCACACGAAAGAAAGATGAGAGAACAAGGTATCCCACAATTAGGTTCTGGTCTTGTATTTCCTGTTGCAGAAGATGATATAGTATGTGAACCAGTAGATATACCTGACCACTGGCCTAGAATATGTGGCATAGATTTTGGTTGGGATCACCCGACAGCAGCAGTGTGGGTAACATGGGATAGAGATTCTGATATAGCATATGTTTATGATAGCTATGCAATGAGGCAAGAGTCTGTACCTATTCATGCAAGTGCAATAAAAGCAAGAGGTAACTGGATACCTGTGATCTGGCCTATGGACGGCAGACAAGCTGACAAAGGTTCTGGTAAATCACTTACAGAACAATATAGAACAGAAGGTGTGTCTATGACTAAAGAGCATTTTTCTAATCCACCACAGCAAGGACAGAAAGAAGGATCAGGTGGTAACTCAGTTGAAGCTGGTATCATGGAATTATATACTCGTATGCAAACAAAACGATTGAAAATTTTTAAGAATCAAGATAAACTGTTAACAGAGCTTAGAATGTATCATAGGAAGAATGGTAAGATTGTTGCTTCACATGATGATGTTATATCTGCAATGCGATATGCAGTTATGTCATTAAGAAAAGCAAGAGTTAAAAACTACGAACCAATGTTTACACAAGCTGAATCGGAGTTTAATGTTTTTGCATGAGAAAAGAACACAAGAGTAAAACTGGTGGACTTACTGCAGCAGGTAGAAAGTACTTTAAAAGAAAAGAAGGTGCTAATCTAAAACCTCCTGTCAAGTCTGGCACAAACCCTAGACGTGTTTCTTTTGCTGCAAGGTTTGCTGGTATGAAAGGACCTATGAAAGATAGTAAAGGTCGTCCTACTAGGAAAGCATTAGCCCTAAAAAAATGGGGTTTTGGTTCTGTAGCTGCAGCAAAAAATTTTGCAGCAAGAAACAAAAAGAAAAAATCTAATAAAGCATAACGGAGGATATAATTATGCCAATGGGTAAAGGAACATACGGAAGTACAAAAGGAAGGCCACCAAAAAAGAAAAATGGTGCAAAAAAATTAATGGCAAAAAACCCAAAGATGCCAAAAGCTGTAGCTAAAGCTATTGCAAAAAACATGAAAAGGAAGAAAAAATAATGGCGAAGAAACCAGGACTGTATGCGAACATACATAAAAAACGTAAAAGGATTAAAGCAGGTAGTGGTGAGAAAATGAGAAAGCCTGGATCTAAAGGCGCACCAACTGCAGCTAATTTTAAAAGAGCAGCAAAAACTGCAAAGAAAAAATGAAGAAACTTACTAAACGACAAGAACAATCTTTGAAAAGACATAGCAAACATCATACAAAAGCTACACTTGCAAAGATGAAAAAAGAAATGTTAAAAGGTAAGTCATTTACAGAAGTGCATAAAAATGCACCAAAGAAAAGGAGTAAGAAATAATGGGTGGAGTAGCAAAAGCTATTGGTGGTATAGTTAGTGCCGTAGGTAAAGGTGTTGGTACTGTGCTAGGATCGCTAGGTGGTAAAAAACGAAAAACACCTAGTCCAAAAGCACTTATGGAATCTGTACCTAAACCAGATCAAACTGCACAAAGACTTGCATCATCTGCATCACAATATGGTGGTTCAACAATATTGACAAGTGCAGAAGGTCTAGGTGAAACTGCAAAAACTAAAAAAACTTTATTAGGTGGATAATGATTAGACCAATATACGATCAGTCGTGGAGTAAAACATTTTACGAGTGGTTACAACCTAGAGCTAATATAGAAGTAGATGATTATACTACTATTGGTTTTTTAGATGAGTGGGATAATATCGTCGGAGTTATTTTATTTTGTGGTTATGATGGTAATAATATATATGTTCACATAGCATCTGATGATCCTAAACACGTGCAACGTAGATTTATAAAATTAATGTTTGATTATGTTTTTAATCAAGCAAAATGTCAGCGAGTAACTGCTACTTGTACTGCTCAAAATAAAAGAAGTATGAAACTAATTGAAGGTGTTGGTTTTAAAAAAGAAGGATATTTGAAGAATTTTCTTAAAAAACATGATAAACTATATGACATTGCATTGTATGGTATGCAAAAGGAGGACTGCAGATGGGTGATATCCCGATAATAGGACCGATACTTGCTCCAAAAATGCCAAAATTACCACCAGGACCTGATGCAGAACTTCTTGAAAGAGAAAGGAAAGCAGAGGAAGCATTGCAAAAAGAAAGGCAAAGACTTATATCTGGCAAGAAAATGGGCTATAGTTCTACTATTTTAACTGGTGGTGCTGGTGTTGAAGAAGAAGCTAATATTGGTAAAACATTGTTAGGTGGTAAATAGTGGAAAAGTTTGATTATATAAAAAAAAGATTTTCAGAAATGTCCTCTAGTAGAGGCACATGGGAAGATCATTGGCAAGAAATATTAGACTATGTTATGCCTCGTAAAGCAGACGTAGTTTTTGTAAGAGTAAAAGGAGATAAAAGAACTGAGGTCTTGTTTGATTCTACAGCTATAACTGCAAACAATTTATTAGCTGCTAGTTTACAAGGAACTCTTACATCACCATCACTACAATGGTTTCATTTAAAAATTAGAGATGATGAAATAAATCAAGATAGAGATGTGCAGTTATGGTTAGAAGATTCTGCAAGAAGAATGTATGATGTATTTAACCAAACTAATTTTAATACAGAAGTACATGAACTATATCTTGATCTTTGTTCTATAGGAACAGGTTGTCTATTTGTAGAGGAAGGTAATAAAGGATACGATATAGATTCTATACATTTTAAAACAATGCACATATCAGAATTTTACATTGGTGAAAATGTAAGTGGATATATAGATTGTTTATACAGAAGATATAAATTAACTGCCAGACAAGCAATACAAGAATTTGGTGAAGAAAATGTAGGACCAAAAATACAAGAAGCAGCTAGAATGAAACCAGATAAAAAATTTGATTTCATTCATGCAGTAGAACCTACAGAAGATTATGAAAGAGCATTAGGTAAATCCAACACAAAGTTACCATTTCATTCTTGTCATGTATGTGAACAAGATAAGATGGTCGTTAGAACTGGTGGATACAATGAGTTTCCATATCTTGTACCTAGATGGTCAAAAGCTACTGGTGAAGTATATGGTCGTTCCCCGTCCTACAATGCTTTACCAGATATTAAAACATTAAACAAAGCTGTAGAGCTAGGACTGAAAGCATGGTCTAAAGCAATAGATCCTCCATTATTAGTACAGGATGATGGTGTTATAGGTAGAGTAAGAATGACACCTGGTGGTATTACAGTTATTAGAAGTGATGCTGCAGTAAAACCATTTCAGTCTGGTGCAAATATGCAATTAAATGCTTTTAAAGAAAACGAACTTAAAACTGCAATAAGACAAGCATACTACTCAGACCAGTTACAGTTACAACAAGGACCACAGATGACAGCTACAGAAGTACAAGTAAGATACGAACTTATGCAAAGACTTCTAGGTCCTACACTTGGTAGATTCCAATCAGAATTTCTGAACCCACTTATAGAAAGAGTGTTTGGTATTATGTTTAGAGCAAATGCTTTTCTACCAGCACCAGAGTTGTTGGAAGGGCAATCTATAGATATTGAATATGTAGGTCCACTCGCAAGATCACAGCGTATGGAAGAAGCAGTAGCAGTAGAAAGATTGTATCAGTTAGCTATGCAACTAGGACAAGCAGATCCATCAGTCATGGATATCTTGAATAATGATGAAGCAGTTAGAATGAGAGCTGAACTACTTGGTGTACCTAAATCTGTACTCAGAGGTAGAGAAGAAGTAGATGAACTTAGACAAGCTAGAATGGAGGCACAGATGATGCAACAGCAAATGGAAATGCAACAGCAACAAGCAGAAATTGCAGCTAAACAATCATCAGCCCTTAAAAATGCGTCTGATCCAAATACACAACAAGTATTAGAGCAAGTAGTAGGAGGCTTAGAGGAAGAGGTAGCAGTTGAAGAATAAAGATTCAGACCAAGAATTAAAACAACAGAAGATAGACTATAGAGGAACATTTAGCACACCAGAAGGTGAAAGAGTTTTAGCTGATCTTACATCAGCTTATTACCATAGGAGTTCTTTTAGTAAAGATCCCTATGAAACTGCTTTTAAGGAAGGGCAAAGAGCAGTGATAGTCAGAATACTAAATCTTTTAAAGGAGGATAATAATAATGGCTGACGAACAAACGACCACAGAAGTGGCAGACAACCCTACTCCAGAAACAGAACAAAATTCTGAATCTGTATTAGGATCTGGCATAAGTGATAATCAAACAGAAACTGATTGGAAATCATCTTTGCCAGAAGAACTTAGGAATGAACCAACTTTGCAAAATCTAAATGATGTAGAATCATTAGCAAAAACAGTAGTTCATCAACAAAAAATGATAGGTAGTAGAATACCATTACCTAAAAATGATGAGGAAAAAGCAGAACTGTATAATAAATTAGGCAGACCTGAAGATCCTACAAAATATGATTTATCTATTCCAGATACTCATAAACAACATTTTAATGAAACTGCAGTAGGTGAATTTAAAAATGTTGCACACAAGATAGGGCTAAACAACGATCAGGTAAATGCTTTATTACAGTATCAAGTAAATCAAATTGATAATACTGGACAGCTTCAAGAAGCACAAATGAATGTGCAACGAGAAGAAGCAGAGCAAACTCTAAAACAAGAATGGGGTTTTGAGTATGATAAGAATCTGCGTTCTGCTATGAGAGCTATTGATGTATATGGTGATGAAGGACTAAAAGAAGTTCTTAATGGACCAGCAGGTAATGATCCAGCTATGATTAAATTTTTTGCTAGATTAGGTCAAGAAGTGACAGAAGAAATGGCAAAGAACACGCAAAACAATACTATTGCAGCTTCTACTCTTGATGCAAAACAAGAAATAGAACAGATTATGGCTGATCCTAAGAATCCATATTTTGATTCTTCACATAGAGATCATAAGTCAATGGTAGAAAGAATGAGGCAATTGCACGAAAAAGTTTATGGAAATTAATTTTCTTGTGCTATAATTAAGATACCAAAGTTCTGCCCGTAAGGATAACAGATGGGGTGGCCATGATAGGCGTTAAACATCCGTTTGATAAAAACGTATTTTATAAGGTATCCCATTTGGATAAATACCGATAATATATTTTTATAGGAGGACTGAAATATGTCAGTACAAATAACTACAGCTTTTATAGAACAGTATAAAAGTAATGTATTTCATTTGGCACAGCAAAAAGGTTCAAGACTTAGAGATGCAGTCCGTACAGAAACAGTTGTCGGTAAATCTCATTTCTTTGAAAGAATTGGCTCAACTGCTGCGCTAAAAAGAACATCCAGACATAGCGACACTCCAAGAGTTGACACACCTCACTCTCGTAGGAAAGTAAGTATGGATGATTACGATTGGGCAGACTTAATTGATCAAGAAGATAAAGTAAGGATGCTTATCAGCCCACAGTCTGAATATGCACAAGCAGGTGCATGGGCTATGGGAAGAGCAATGGATGATGCAATTATTGATGCAGCTTCTGGTAATGCCTTCGGTGGCGTAGCTGGTGGTACAACAGTAGCATTACCATCTGGGCAAAAAATTGCTCACGGCTCTGCTGGTTTATCAGTTACAAAACTGATCGAAGCAAAAGAAATCTTAGATGCTGCTGATATTGATCCTGAAGAGGAAAGATATTTAGTATGCACATCTAAACAACTATCAGATTTGTTAGCAATAACACAAATTACATCTGCAGACTTTAACTCTGTTAAAGCACTTGTTCAAGGTGAAATTGATACATTTATGGGATTCAATTTTATTAGAACAGAAAGACTAGATACTAACTCATCTAGCAACAGATTAGTTTTAGCATTTGCTAAATCTGGTATCGGCCTTGCTGTAGGCTCAGATATTCAAACTAGAATTTCTGAAAGAGCAGACAAAAATTATGCAACACAGGTATTCTTGTCAATGACTATCGGTGCAACTCGTATCGAAGATGAAAAAGTTGTTGAGATAGAATGTACTGAAAGTTAATAGGAGGAATCAAAAATGGCAACAGCTAAATCAGTCGAAATTACAGCACTAGACGCATCGCCTAGAGAGGTCCTAGAAACTGGAAGTTTAGAGGGCAGGATGCGTGTAGCAAGTGGAACGATTGCAGCAGGAACAGGCGACATTGATAATGATGATGTATTAATGATGGTACAAATCCCATCTAATGCAAAAGTATTATCAATTAAACTATTCAATGATGATCTAGATTCTAATGGTTCACCAACTTTGACAACCAATGTAGGTCTATATTATGAAGATGGTACTGTTCTTGATGAAGATTGTTATGCAACAGCTATAACAACTTTACAAGCTGCAGAAACTAGTGGAGCTGAAGTTGCTTTCGAAGCTAGAAATGTTAATGCAGTTTCTAACTTTGCTTGGGAAGATGGTGGGTTATCATCAGATCCAGGTGGGGTTTTAAGAATAGCTTTAACTATTTCTAACGTAGCAGCAACAGCAGCAGCTGGTGACGTAACAGTTATCGTTACATATGTTGTAGACTAAAAACAACAACAGGGGGTAGTTTCGGCTACCCTCTTACAAGGTGAATTATGGCAACAGAAGTTTCAATATGTTCAAACGCACTTAGAAGATTAGGAGATGATCCTATAACTTCCTTAACAGATGATTCAGAAAGAGCTAGATTATGTAATGCTTTTTACGAAGATGCAAGAGATGCTTGTTTAAGAAGTCATCCTTGGAACTTTGCAATAACAAGAGCAAGTTTGACACAGCTTTCTGACTCACCTGTATATGGCTATGATTATCAATTTGCCTTACCTACAGATCCTTATTGTCTAAGAGTATTAGCTATGGAATATGAGGATTATATATTTAAAGTAGAAAATTTTTCAACACAAGGCAGGGTGTTGTTAACAGATGAAGAAACTGCCAAGATAATTTATATTGCAAGGATTACAGACACAACACTGTTTGATTCTTTATTTGTAGACACATTAATTACTAAACTTGCATCTGACTTAGCATATCCAGTAACTAATAGTCTAAAAGTACAAGAACAAATGTATAGGCTTTACCAGCTTAAACTTTCTGAAGCTCGTAGTATTGATGGACAAGAAGGGTTTATTGATGATCTTGTTTCAGATACATTTACGGATTTTAGAAGATAATGGCTAGAACACATCCAATACAAACAAATTTTACTGCAGGTGAACTTAGTCCTAAACTATTTGGACAGACTAATCTTGACAAGTATAGCAATGGTGTAGAAACACTAGAAAACATGACTGTGTTTCCACAAGGTGGTGCAACTAGAAGAAGTGGCAGTAGATTCATATGTGAAGTCAAAAACTCTGCGAATACTACAAGACTTATACCTTTCGAATTTAATGATGAACAAGCATATGTGTTAGAGTTTGGCAATCAGTATATAAGATTTTTTAAAGATCAAGGACAAATAACAGAGGCAGACAAATCTATATCTGCTATTACAAAAGCAAATCCAGCAGTTGTCACAGCTACTTCACATGGCTACAGTAATGGAGATGATGTTTGGATTAACAGCGTAGGTGGTATGACAGAAGTAAATGGCAGAAGATACACGATAGCAAATGTAACAACACATACATTTGAATTGTCAGGTGTAAATTCTACTAACTATACTACATACACATCAGGTGGTACTGCAGCAAAGGTTTACGAAATTGCAACACCATATACATCAGCACAAGTATTTGATTTACAATTTGCACAATCAGCAGATGTAATGTATATAGTGCATCCTTCACATGAGCCAGAAAAGTTATCAAGAACAGGACATACATCTTGGACACTTGCAGATGTAGTTTTTGAAAAAGGACCATACTTAGATACTAATACTACATCAACAACTTTAAACCCAGGTTCATCTGGAGTTGGCACAGGAGTTGCATTAGTTGCATCTGCAGATTTATTTGCATCAACTGATGTTGGTAGACTTGTAAAATTACATAATGGTCATGCAAAAATAACAGCATTTACAGATGCACAAAATGTAACAATAGAAATACTTACAGCTTTAGATGCTTCTACAGCAACAACAGATTGGCAACTAGGAACTTTTTCGGACACAACAGGGTTTCCAAAAGCTGTTACTTTTTTCGAACAACGATTAATTTATGGTGGAACAACATCATTTCCACAAACTATATTTGCATCACAGTCTGGATTATTTGAAAATTTTGATGTAGATGATGCAAGTGCATCTGACGCATTTATATATACCATTGCATCTAATAAAGTAAATGTTATTAGAGCATTAGCACCAGCTAGAGATCTTATTATCTTAACAGCAGGTGGTGAATTTAAAGTAGCTAGACCTACTGGAGAACCATTAAAACCAGACAATGTAAATATTACACAACAAACTACATATGGAACACATAGTACATTACCAGTACAAATTGATGATGCTGTATTATTTGTGCAAAGACAAAGACAAAAGGTAAGAGCATTTGAGTTTAGATTTGCAGATGATGCTTATATAGCTCCAGATCTTAACTTGTTAGCAGATCATGTAACAGGCACTGGTCTTGTTGATCTAGCATATGCACAAGAACCAGACAGAATATTATATGCAGTAAGAGATGATGGTGAGCTAGTTGGACTTACATATTTAAAAGACGAAAAAATACTTGCATGGCATAGACACATTATAGGTGGTAAATCACAATCATGTACTGTTACAGTTTCTGATTATGCGAATATAGTATCAGGTTCTACACTTACTTTTACAAAATCAGATGGCACAACTGTTACATTTACATCTACAACAGGCACTGCAGGAACAAATGAATTTAAAACAGAAACAAATAACAATACGACAGCAAGTAATTTACAGACAGCTATAAATGGTCATGCAGATTTTACAGCTACAGTATCTAGTGCTGAAGTAACTATTACAGAAACTACACCAGAAAGTACAGGATTTCTTACAGTAGATAGCAGTAGCCCTGTAAGACTTGCAATACAAAACGAAACTCATGCAGATGTAAAAAGTATTACAACAATATCAGAGGCATCAGAAGATACAGTTTATATTATTGTGCAAAGATTAATCAACGGATCAACAGTACAATATGTAGAATATTTAGACAGTACATTAAATCAAGATTCTGGACTTGCAGGAACAGTTACAGGATCATCTACAACAGTTACAAGCTTAGATCATTTAGAAGGTGAAACAGTACAAATACTTATAGATGATGCAGTGTATCCAAAACAAAAAGTTACTAACGGAGCAGTAACAGTTAGCCTTCCAAGTACATTTGAAAGTAAAACAATAGAGGTAGGTCTTGGTTATGTTTCTACTATAAAAACATTAAGACCAGAAGGTACTGCACAAGCAGGTACTGCACAAGGCAGGAAAAAAAGGTATAATGAAATTATAGTAAGATTATTAGATAGTGTTGGCGTAACTATTAACAATGACCAACTTCCATTTAGAAGTTCGGCAAATGCAATGGGTGAGCCAATACCAGCGTTTACAGGAGATAAAAGAGTTACTAACTTAGGTTGGGATAGAGATGGTCAGATAACCATAAAACAGACACAACCCCTACCTATGACAGTTCTAGCAGTTACTGGAACATTAGTAACAACAGATTAATATGTGGTTACAAATAGCAGTAGGAGTAGCGACTGGGTTAAGTTTAATCGGTCAATACCAAGAACGTAAATTTATAAAACAAGCTGATAAGGCAGGTAGAAGAGCTAAAAAAATAAGAGATATAAAAGAAAGAATAGATTTGAATTCACAAACACAATCTTTAATATCTGAAAAAATAGCAACACAAGCTCTTAGAGGCATTGTTATGAATGAATTTACAACAAAGCATGAATTAGATACTGTTATAGATCAATATGATGAAGCTGTGTATTTTGCTGATTTAGAAATATTATATGATTTAAATGCTAGAGATTTTAGATTAGCTGGAGCATTAGCAGCAAATACAGCTAAAATGGGCCAAACATTATTAAGTGGTATTGCAACAGGATATATGGCAGGTCAATCTTATACACCACCAGCAACAACATCAACTGGAACAACCCTAGGGGGCCTTAGTGCTGGAGCAAATTCTTCAGGAAGCAGTATAGGTAGATCAGCAGGACAGGGTTTTTAAATTATGGGACAAATTAAAATAGTTAGAGGACAAATAAAATCACAAGCAGGTAGTGATATTAAATTTAATCCAGGATCAGTTGCAAACATTTCACCTCTTTCAGGATTAGCTGAAATTGTAAATAAATTTGCTATAGCAAAAAAACAAAGAGATGATCAAGTAGAAAAAGAAAGAATTACTATGAAAGTGGGAGATGAAACTGCTAAAGCTAATAGGCGAATGTATGAGGCTTTTTATGAAATAGCATCTAATCCAGCTAATGCTGAATTATCACCTGACGAAATAAACAGAATGAAAAATAAAATTGTTCAACAAGAAGATGCTTATGCTAAATCACTTTTGAAAAATGATCCAGCTGTTGGACAACGTTATCAATCTAATTACCAAACAGTTATGGTTAACAATTTGCAAAAATTTGATTCTATGAAATCTAAATTTCATAAAGTTAGGGTAGGTAATTATATTGATTCTAGTAACAAAACTGTTAAAGATGGTATGGCAACTAAAACGTCAACAATAGGTTTGCTTTCAGATTTGCAAGGTAGTCAAAGAATTGCTTCTGATTTAGAACTTTTAGCGATAAACAATGGATATCCTTATAATAAACAAGAATTTTTAGAAGAGATTGGTACTGCATATTTAAATAATTACATAAAATTTCTAGCTGATAAAGAGGGCAAAGCTATACCATTAAGAGAGGATCAAGCTTTAAATTATCAAGCTATTTATAACAGAATAAGTAAAATACCATATGGTAGCGAAGAATATAGAAAACTTATAGATCCTGACTTAAATATTACTAGAAAAACATGGAATGAATTTGTTGAAGATATTAATGAATTTAATATTACACAAAGACAAAATGATCAAAGAAATGCAGACGACATAAATCTTAAAGGTCAAATAAAATTTGACAAACTTTTTTCACCAGAAAATCAAGCTCTCTTAAACAATCTTAAAATAAATGAAATAAGAAATTACCCTTGGCAAAATGAAGAAGGTATTGAAATACGAGATAATATTATAAAAAAAGTGCGTGAATATAGAAAAGGTATTTTAAAATTAGATTTTACTGATATTGATTTACTTAATGAATTAGATAAAATAATTTTTGCTAAAGATTCTAAGGTAGATAGTTATGATGCACCAACAATAACAATAAGAGATGAAAATGCCCAAATTAGAACAATCCCAGGTGTTAATGATGATAAGCCTTTAGAAAATGTTTCATTAAGAGATTTATTAGGCAAAGGTCTTGATAAAACATCTTTTGATGAATATGGCGAATATTTTTCATCAGATGCAAATCTTAAAAGCATAACTGCTTTACATAGAACAGAACTTTCTAATATTATTAATGAAATAGAATTTAATATATATCCAGAAATAGGTAGGGTATTAAATCCTGAAGGTAATTTAGAGTGGATAAGAACACAACAAGAGTTGCGTCAAAGATATAAAGAATTAAGAAAGAAAGGTATTTCACATGATGATGCTATAAAATTAGATTTCAGAAGTGAGAATTCTATATTTCATAATATAGATCAAAGATTTAAAGATCCTATAGGTAATATTAGTAAAAGTTCAGCAACTACAGACAAGCCTCCAACTGAAGTACAAAAATTATACAATAATCCTTCTTTAAAAAATCAAAAAGATTTTTATGATACTTATGGTGAAGATGCTTTTAACAGAGCTATTAATGAAAACAGAAATGTTTTTGACGAAGTTTATAATCCAAGACTACAAGGGTTTACACAATCTATAAAAATTAAAAAGGATTAATAATGGCAGAGATATATATTCAAGAAGAACAGCCTAACTATGGAAATACTGATAATATATTTACACCTAATGTTGATCCTTTTACAAAACAAGAATCTATTTTTACACCTAATGTTGATCCTTTTTCTCCAGGCATTAATAAAGAAATTTATTCTTCTGCATTAGAAGATCCTGATGCTAGAGGAAGAATTGCACAAGATAGTAGAGAATATTGGAATAATGTTATAACAGATATGAAAAAGTTTGCTTTGGGTGAAGACGAAAAATTAGATTTTCTTGAATATTTAAAAAGAGGATATGGGACAAGCACACTCAATCTTGCTGTGCAATTTCATTCTGATCAAAAACTTGGTGTTGATTATACTAAAAGTTTTAAAAGCACATATGAAGATCCAGGTTTTTTAGAAATAATAGCAGAACAAGGTGGTACTATTTTAGGAGATATTATTACTTTGGGTATAGGAGCTACGCCTGGTTATCTATTAAAATCGCCTACAATAGGAGCTTATGGTGCTGGTTTTGTTACAGAATCTATAAGAACTACTTATTTAAAAGCATTTGAAAGAGGTGATGTAGATACTTTTGCAGAATGGTGGGAAATATGGGCAGAAGAAGGTAGAAAAGCAGGACACGAAGCAGGAATGACTTTAGGTGCAACTTTTGGTTTACCAAAAATTTTAGGTGCAAAAGGATTTTTACAAAACTATTTAGGTCAAATGGCAACATTTCATGCTATGGGATATTACTACAATGATCATATTCCTAGTGCAAAACAAGCAACAGCAGATGCTTTTATGTTTGGAATATTTAATGTAAAAAGAATTAATTTACAAAAAGCTATTAAAGAAAAAGGTATATTAGAAGGCAAAACAGTAACACAAGTATTAGAAGATATAAAATTTAATAAACAAGATTTACAAACAATTATTAGTGAAAATGGTGTTACTTTCAAAAGAAAAAAAGATGGAACATATGACAGAAAAAAACCACAACCAGAAATAATAGAAGTTACTTTTATTGATGAAACAGGCAAAGTGTCTGGTAAAAAAGATACTAGATTAAGTCTTGAAATAGAAGAAGCACAAGCTGTTTATGATAATAAAATAAAACGAGATTTAGTAGAAATAACAGAGGAAGGAACAATTAAAGGATTTGGTGGCGACAAACCACAACGTATTACAGTTACAGAAGGCAAAGTTGAAGGTAAAAAAACAAAAACTCAAAAACAAAAAATATTTGATGAGGCTATGGACAAATTGCAAGATACTATTGTAAACGAACAACTGCCAAAAAATAATTCATGGTTTCAAGGTTTTATAAAAAGAATAAAAGAAAAAGGTGATGAAGCTAAATTTGGTTGGGAAAAATTTTCTATTCTTTGGAGAGATAAAAGGCAAACAGTAAAATCTATTAGAGATAGATTTAATTTAGATTCTAAAGATATAGATGTATATTCTAGATTAAGATTAAATGAAGCAGCAGGTGATTATGCTGGTAGTTTTTTAACTTTTGGTGTTAGGGATATAAATGGTAAAATTGTTGCACCTGGGTTATACACTATATTACAAAAATATGCAAACACTAAAAAAAATGCAGAATCTTTAAATCAACTTCTAAAGTCTGAAGGATTGCTTTACAGGTATAAACAAGGCAAACATAAGCTTACAGAAGAACAGCTTAAATTACATCAAGATATTGTAAATAATGCGCCTACTAATTTAAAACAAGCATCTAAAATATTGCAAGATTGGCAGCGAAAAGTTTTAGAATATGAAAGAGATGCTGGACTTTTGTCTAAAGCAGAATTTGAAATTATGACAGAAGTTAATAGATACTATGTTCCTTTGCACAAAGTTATAAGTAAACCAGAATCTTTTGCTGGTAAAAAATATTCAGATATTGTTACACATCCGTTCGATAAATATGTAGGAGGTGATCAAACTGTAATAAATCCAATAGAAACAATAATACAAAATACTTTATATAAAGTAAGATTAGCAAGAATAAATCAAAGTAATAAAGAATTTTTTGACAAAACATATGAAACTGATAAAAGTAAAGTTCCAGAAGTTTTAGGTAAAAGAAAATATACTGTTAAAGATATTAAAGTTGAACTCGAAGATATATCTAAAGCATTTGATGTATCGCCAGATCTTTTAAGATCAGCAGGTGTAGAAGGATTTACAATATTCAAAGATAAAAAAGGTTTTACACTAGCTGAAAATGAAATAGCTGTAAAACGTGATGGATTTGTAGATATATATACAGTTTCAGATGAACTTGCAGCAGCTTTAAAAATTGAAAATCCTTATGTAACAAATAGTTTATTAAATTTTGAAATAATGAGAAAACAAACACAAGTTTTAAAAGCTGGTGTTACTGTTGATCCTGAAATGCAACTGAGAAATTTATTTAGAGATACTGTAGTCAATGCTATTTATAGTAAAAATTTAGATAATTTACCATTTTATACATCTTTACGAGGTGCTTTTTTATATTTTGGGAAAGAACCTTTTAGTTTTAAAATGCCATCATTAAAAAAACCTTTTGATATTTTTAAAGATGATCCTAATAAATTTTTACTAAATGCTAAGACTTATGGTCTTACAAGGCAAACTTTTTTAAAATTTGATAATGAATATTTTTCTCCAGAAGCTAGACAATATTTTGAAAATAGAAGATTTTTAAACCAAATAGAAGGTAAAGATAAAAAACTTGCTTTAAAACAACTCTATAATTCTATAGGTGATTTTTCTGAATCTATATCTAAATTAGGTGATATGGAGCTTACTTTTAATAGACTAAGAAAAGATAATGTTAGTTTTGAAAAAGCTATGGAAATAGGAGCATTTGAAGCAAAAGATTTAATAGATTTTTCTAAACAAGGTTTAAAAACACAAGCTATTAATCAAACGTCAGCTTTTTACTCACCAAGAATTTTAGGAACTGATAAAATGTTTGAGGCATTTAGTACACGATTTACACCAACAGCAATAAAAGCTTATCTATACATAACTTTACCAGCAACTATAAATTGGCTAATTAATCATGATGATCCTGATTATCAACAATTATCAGAATATCAAAAATACATGGGTTTCAATTGGAAATTGCCAGGAACTAATAGTTTTTTACATCAACCAGGACCATTCGAAACTTATCAATTATTTGGTGCTTTACCACAAATTTATTTAGAATCTTTTAAAAGTGGAAATCCTGAACAATTTGAACGATATAAAAATGCTTTTTTTATAAGATGGGCAGGTGATTTCTTTTCAAGTACAACACCAGATACTTATAGATTAGCTTTAGAACTTACTACTAATTACAGTTTATTTTACAAAAGAGATATTGTATCAGAAAGTCAAAAAAGAAAATATGGTATTTTTGAAGCAACAGGTTCTACATCAGAAACAGCAAAACAAATTAGCAGAATTTTATTTAAATATGAAAAAGATTTATCTGCACAAAAAATTGACTATACTATAAAAGCAACGACAGGTGGTTTGGGCAGATTAGCATTAAACATATCTGATTTTGTATTAAAAGAAACAGGTGTATCACCAAAACTTGATACATATTCTGATGATTGGATTGATAATTTATCGTCTACATATGTTATTAAATCTTTTGTAAAAAACAATCCTGGTCTAAGTTCTGAACCTGTTACACGTCTTTGGTCTTTATATAACAAAGTAAGAGAATTTCAAAATAGTTTAAGCTTTTTAGAAAGTCAAGGTAGAGTTGATGATATAAAATTGTTACAAGAAGAAAGACTTGAAGATTTTGTAGATTATCTTTCTATAAAAGATAGTGTAGATGATATTAACGAGCTTAGAACTTTAATACCATTAATTCAACAAAGTGATAAATTAACGCCTAATGAAAGATATGAAAAACTAGAACAAGTTTATCAACTAATAATAGGAATATCTTTAGATGCATTGAAATTTAGAGAAATACAAAGAAAAAATTATGGTTTGGAAATAGGAAAAGAATAAATATTATGATAAAATAGTAGAGGAATAAGTATATGGCAATATCAACAACGATTATAAAAAACAGTTATTCTGGTGATGGATCTAACGATACCTTTGCGTATCAGTTTAAAATTACTGCAGAAGCAGACTTACAGGTTATTATTAGATCTGCAGCAGGTACAGAAACTGTTAAAACACTTACAACACATTACACAGTTTCTGGTGTAGGAACTGCATCAGGGGGTAATGTAGTATTTACATCAGGGAATATCCCTACAGCTACTGAAACAGTAGTTATAAGAAGATCCACAACTCAGACACAAACACTTGATCTTGTTGAGAATGATCCATTTACAGCAGATTCTGTAGAAGGTGCATTTGATAAGAACCTAGCAATAGCACAAGAACTACAAGAACAAATAGATAGAAGCATAAAAATTTCAAGAACAAATACTATGACCTCTACCGACTTTACCACATCTGCAAGTGATAGAGCAAGTAAAATTCTTGCCTTTGATACAAGTGGTGAAATTTCAGTAACACAAGAATTAGGCACATACAAAGGAACAGATGCTACTGTCACTACTGAAGCATATGTGCAAAGAGATATAATAAAGTCTACAACGGCAGGACAACTTAACAATGTATATATTTGTGTAGCAGATGCAGTTGTAGGAGATTCTTTAACAGATACAGATCATTTTGAATTATTAGTAGATGCTAAATCTGCAGCTGACAGTGCAACTGCAGCAGCTAGTTCTGCTACAGCAGCAGCATCATCAGCTACTACAGCAACAACTAAAGCATCTGAAGCAGCTACAAGTGCAACCAATGCAGCTACATCAGCTAGTACAGCAAGTACACAAGCAAGTAATGCTTCTACTAGTGCAACTGCAGC